GACCCGGCCCAGGCGGTCTACCGCTTCCGAGGGGAGGCCGTCTGATGGCACTACCGGCGGAAGACCCAGCCGAGCGGCTGCTCAACCTCATCAACCGCGCGGAGCCCCGCATCCGCGACGCGCTGCGCAACGCCCTGTTCGCCGCCCGGGACGCTGTGACCCTGGACGACCTGGCCCGTCTCATCGAGGCCGGCGACTGGCAAGGAGTGCTCGACCGGGCAGCCCAGGCCGGAGCGCTGAGCATCGCCCAGGAGTACGCGGCCGTCTACGTCCTGTCAGGCACCGAGGGTGCGAAGGCCCTGAGCGAGATGCTCGAGGTCGTCGTTGACTTCAACCAGGTGAACGAGCGGGCCGTCCGTCAGATGCAGGCCGAGCGCCTCCGGTTCATCCGCGAGTTTACGGCAGGTCAGCGAGAGGCAACGCGCGACGCGCTGGTTGATGGCATCACCCGGGGCCTCAACCCACGGGACCAGGCCCGCAACTTCCGCGACAGCATCGGCCTCACGCGTCGGCAGCTGAAGGCCGTGCAGAACTACCGCCGCCTGCTCGAGAGCGGGTCCGGCGAGGCCCTGACGCGGCAGCTGCACGACAACAGGTTCCTGCCCGCCGGATCAAAGTCGAGGGCTGCGTACCTGGACGGCAGCAAGCCGCTGACCCGGGCCCAGGTCGATCGCATGACGAGCCGCTACTCCGAGAGCTACCTGCGCTACCGGTCCGAGGTGATCGGCCGGACCGAGGCGCTCCGCGCCGTGCACGCTGGCACCGACGAGGCGTACCGCCAGGCGATCGACGCCGGCCAGGTGCAGGCCACGCAGCTGCAACGGACCTGGGTGACGGCTCGCGACGAGCGCGTCCGGTCCTCACACAGCAGCCTGAACGGCGTCGTGCGTGGCATCGACGAGGTGTGGGAGGCGTCCGGCGGCGTGCTGCGTTATCCTGGTGACCCGGACGCACCCGCCGAGGAGACCGTGCAGTGCCGCTGCGCGCTTGCGACGCGGGTCGGCAATCCGACTTGAGCGACCAACGCCGGTATGCGACGCCGCACTCCTGCGCTATAGTCGTCCTCAACCATTGAACCCCAGAACAGCGGAAAGCACCGCCGCCCAGTCGGGCGAAGAGCTAGGAGGGCCCGCATGGCTGATAAGAGCGACCAATTCGAGGTACGGGCTGAGGTCCTCAAGGTAGACGATACCCTGGGCCTCGTCATGGGGTACGCCATCGTCTGCAAAGAGGGCGGCGAGGACTACTACGACCTCCAGGGCGACCACATCCCCGAGGACGCGATGCTCAAGGCGTCGCTCGACTTCATGGAGAACAGCCAGGTCGCCAAGGAGATGCACACCGGGGAGCGGACGGGGACGATCGTCTTCGCCTGGCCCCTCACCACCGAGGTCGCAAAGTCCTTTGGCATGACGGTCGAGAAGACCGGCCTGCTGATCGCGGTGCGGCCAGACCCAGACATGCTGGCAAAGTTCAAGGACGGGACGCTGACCGGCTTCTCGATCGGCGGCAGCCGGCTCGAAGACGAGGAGGTCGACTGACCATGGCGAAGAAGCGGACCATCATGCGTGCCCTGAAGATCGCAGAAATCAGCGGGGTTGACGTACCAGCCCAGGAGGGCGCCAAGGCACTGCTCATGAAGCGTCACACTCCCGCTGAGCCCATCACCAAGGGCTCGGCAGCCGACGTGCACGACGAGCGCAGCAAGGTGGCCAAGTCGGCTGCGCTGACCGACGTCGTGGACGGACACACCCACCTGCTCTACACGTCCGGCACGGACGGAGACTGGGACGCTGGGACGACCTCCTGGCACAACGAGCACTCGCACCCCTGGGTGCGTACGCCTGATGGTTCGATCGTCCTCGGAGAGGTCGACGGACACACCCATCAGATCGTGGCCATGACGAAGGCCGTGGAGACTGAAACCGAAACCACCGGCGAGGCCGGTTCCCAAGTTGGAAAGAAGGAGGCTGACGCCATGCCCAACGATCCCAAGACGCCCAACGTGGAAGACCTGCAGAAGCAGCTCGCCCGCGCCACCGCCGTCTCCACCCTGAACGACGCACAGAAGGCCCACTTCGCCGGCCTGGACGACAAGGCACAGGACGCATTCCTGGCCAAGTCGGCAGACGACCGTGACGCCGAGATTGCTGCCGTCGCCAAGGCGAAGACCGAGGCCGACCACGTGGTCTACAAGACCGCCGACGGCATCGAAATCCGCAAGTCCGCTGGCGACGCCGTGATCGCGATGGCCAAGTCCATGGACGCGACGAACAAGGAGAACGCCGAGCTGCGCAAGGCCAACGCTGACGCTGCGCTCCGCAAGTCGGCCGAGACCGAGTTCGCCAACCTGCCCGGCGACGTCGAGACCCGCATGGCGCTCATCAAGTCGGTGAACTCCATCGAGGACGAGACGCAGCGTGAGCTGGCCAAGTCGGCCCTCAAGGCGCAGAACGCGGCCATGGCCGGCGCCTTCGTCACGAAGGGTCACGGCGGCGCACCGGTCGCTGGCTCCTCGGAAGACGAGCTGGAGAAGCTGGCCAAAGCCCACGCCGAAGCCAACCCTGGCATGTCCGAAGCGCAGGCCTACGACGCCGTGCTGAAGACGGCCAAGGGCCAGGAACTGTACAACAAGGCGCTCCAGTAAGCGCCTTGCCCCCCGGTTACCAGGCCGCCGCCTGTGACCTAACACGAAGCAGAAAGGATACGAACCATGGCTTCCTATGAAAGCACCACGGCGGTCAACCTGATCGCCGGACAAGACCTCCGCGGTGGTGTCTACGAAATCCTGCAGATCGAGAACGACGGCGACGTCGGGAAGGTCATCCGGGCGACCGCCGTCACCAACACGGTGATCGGCATCCTCGGCGAGGAGCCTCGCACCGACGCCACCACTGACGGCCTGACCGTCCCCGTCGTGCTGCTCCAGGGCCGCGTGATGGTGAAGGCAGGCGCCGCGATCACCGCGGGTCAGCTCATCGTCCCTGACGCGACCGCTGGTCGTGTAGCGGGCGTCGCAAACGTCGGTGCACTCGCCGCCGACAGCATGGCAATCGGCGTCGCACTGGAAAGCGCCGTCGACGGGCAAATCTTCGAGATGCTCGCAATGCCGATCGCCGCTCCGCACTCCGTCTAAGTCGGGCCCAACACAAAACCTTAAAGGAGGTTAAGACATGCCCTTTTCCCAACCGTCGCGGTCCGACGTCCACGTCAACCGGCCGCTCACCAACATCTCGATCGCGTTCCTGCAGAACGCCGACAACTTCGTGGCAGGCCGGGTCTTCCCGGCGGTTGCGGTCGGCAAGCAGTCGGACGCGTACTTCACCTACGAGCGCGGCGACTTCAACCGCGACGAGATGCGCGAACGCACCCCCGGCACCGAGAGCGCCGGCGGCACCTACGAAATCGGGAACGAGGCGTACTACGCCCGGACGCGCGCCTACCACCGGGACATCCCGGAGCAAGTCCGTGCCAACGCCGACAGCCCCCTCAACCTGGACCGTGAGGCGACCGAGTTCGTCACGCACAAGGGCCTCATCAACCGGGAAGTAAACTGGGCCAGCGCCTACTTCACCGCTGGCGCACCGGGCGACACCTGGACCTTTGACGTAGACGGCGTTGCCTCCTTGCCGACCGCTCCTGCCTCGTTCGATCCGACCAATGCTTTGAACAACGACAAGCTGCACTGGTCTGACGCCGCGTCGACGCCGATCGAGGACATCCGCCAGGGCAAGCGCTACGTCCTGGAGGAGACTGGCTTCGAGCCGAACAAGCTGACCCTCGGCAAGGCCGTCTACGACGCCCTGGTCGACCACCCTGACATCGTTGGCCGCATCGACCGCGGTCAGACCCAGGGTGCGGCTCGTGCAAACCTGGTGACCCTGGCTGACCTCTTCGAGGTCGACGAGGTCCTGGTCATGAAGGCCGTCAAGAACGTCTCCAAGCAGGGCGTCGTGGCTGCGCACCAGTTCATCGGTGGCAAGCACGCCCTCCTGTCGTACGCCCCCGCAACTCCTGGCATCATGACGCCGAGCGCGGGCTACACGTTCAACTGGACCGGCCTCATTGGTTCCGGCAACGACGGGATGCGCATCAAGCGCTTCTACCTGGACGCCATCGAGAGCGATCGCATCGAAATCGACATGTCCTACGACCAGAAGCTGATTGCGGCCGACCTCGGCTACTTCTTCGGCGGGATCGTCGCCTAATCCCAGGCGCCGACCAACACCAACGCGGGCGGAGCTTGACCGGCTCTGCCCCTCCCTCTTGAAAGGAGGACGACATGATGCGTAAGGTCCGCAAGCTACGCCACTGGAAGCAACGGTTCGACAAGAACGCGAAGTTCATCTGGCGCCACAACATCACCTGGGCAGGTGAGAACGTCGTACCCGGTGACCCAATCCCTAAATCCCTCGCAGACAACCCCACGAAGCTCCGCCGGTTCTGGCAGAGTAACGTGATCGAGCTCGCCGAGTTCGAGGAGCCTGACGTCGCGACTGGCCAGAAGCCCGAGCGCAAGGCCGCCGCCACGAGCGAGCCGGTCAAGGACGACCGCAAGCCCGAGGACCTCATCACCAAGCAGACCGACCGCAAGTGGCTGGTCGAGGGTGACGAGACCGTGTACCCGAGCAAGACCAAGGCGCTCGAGGCGGCTGAGGCTGTGCTCGCCAAGGCGCCGGCCACCGAGGACGACGTGATGCTGCTCGGCTCGTCCGAACAGGTCTCCGAGGTCGACGTGCACGGCGAGACCGTCACGCTCGGCGAGATTGTGCAGCTGGCCTTTGAGGACAGCGGCCTGACGAAGGCAGAGTGGAACGACCTGGACGATCAGGACCGCGAGGGCCGACTGCAGGACGTGATCGAGATGATGCTGGACCTGGGGGAAGACGAGGACGACTGGCTGGGGGAAGACCCCGCCGAGGAGTGACAAGTGGCTGACGACAATCGGGCTCAGATCAGGGCGATCATCCAAGGCCTCCGCGAAGTCACTGAACAGGTGGTCGTCCGTCTGAGCCTGAACGTCACGGCCGAACTCATCGAGACAACACCTGTCGACACTGGCTGGGCCCGGGCAAACTGGGTTCCAGCCATTGGCGTTTCCCCCATAGGCCGTGCGACGTCGGACCCCGACGCCGGCCAGGTCGCGGCGCAGCAGGCACGCCAGGCACTTGGCCAGGCGCAGGTCCTGAGCTACCAGCTGGGCCAGGGCAGTGTGTTCATATCCAACAACGTGCCGTACATCGGACGCCTCAACGACGGCTCGTCGTCCCAGGCGCCAACCGGCTTTATCCAGGCCGCGATCCGTCGCGGCGTTCAGCGCACGGAGGCTGACCTACGATGACAACCCTAGCAGAGGCACGCGAGGCGATCTACCAGCGCTTCGTAGACGTGTGGAACGACGAGACCGTCTACACCTTCGACAACGAGGACTTCAAGACCCCGAAGCGCGACCCGTGGGTGCGCCTGGTGGTGCGCCACGAGGGCGCCTTCCAGGAGACCCTCGGCCAGGTTGGCAACAGGCGGTTCGCGCGGGTCGGCCGGGTACTGGTCCAGGTGTTCACGGCAGAGGACCAGGGCACCTCGCGCAGCGACGAGCTAGTGATGCTCGCCACGAGCGCCTTTGAGGGTGTAACGCTGGCCTCAAGCACGGTACGCTTCAGCGAAGTCTCGTTCCGAGAAGTCGGCGCCGGTGACGACAAGTTCTTCCAGGCGCTGGTCGACGCGCCATTCGAATACGACGAAACCAAGTAGAAAAGGAGAGCGGCCGATGGGCTTGACAGACGCACAGCGCGCCGCCAATAGAGAGGCCTGTGCCAAGTGGTACGCGGCCAACAAGGACAAGGCCGCTCAAGCCCGCCGCAATTACACAACTGCTGACTGGGGCCGGTACGCTATGCGAGAAGTCGGACGTCGTGCTAAGGCAAAGGGCCTGGAGTGCACGATTGACGCAGACTGGCTAAACGAGCACGTGAAGCCTATGGTATGCGAGGCAACAGGCCTGCCGCTAGTCTGGAACGGGCCGGACAAAGATAACCCCTGGGCGCCATCAGTGGATCGCACGGACAGCGCATTGGGCTATACTGCGGACAACGTGAAAGTCACGTGCTGGATATACAATTGGGCTAAAGGAAAGTGGCCCGCCGAAACCCTGGCCGTCCTAGCCGACGCCATAGCCAAAAAGGAATAGGACAATGGGCAGAGTGCTCACGAACAACATCTCGATGCAGGCTGCTCGCGAAGCCACCCTGGGCGTCCTGCCCGGGTCGCCTGACTGGAAACTGCTGGAACCCAACTCCGTCGGGACCTTTGGCGCGACGATCACCACGGTGGCTCGCGAGCCCATCTCCCGTGACAAGCAACGGCGCAAGGGCACCGTGACGGACCTGGACAGTGCGGCCGAGTTCGAGGCTGACCTGACGATGGACAGCTTCACCGACTTCGTTGAGGCCTTCGCCTTCGTCAACGCGACGAACGGCGACCTGTACTTCACTGAGGCCAACGCCACGTCGTCCGGCTTCACCATCCCCGCTGCCCCCGCCGCCCAGGCGGCCAAGCTGCAGTTCACGTCTGGCGGGCCGATCAGCCTGCTCTACGCGCGCGGCTACGCCAACGCGGCAAACAACGGCCTCAAGCCCCTGTCCGCTGACGTCGGCTCGACCGGCACGGTGATGGGGTTCTCCGGCGCTGTGGCCGAGACCGCGCCGTCGACCGCCATCGTCGAAATCGCAGGCATCCGCCCCGAGATCGGCGACCTGTCCCTCACTGTGTCCGGCACAGTAGGCACCCTGACCTCTGGCAACAACGCGGCGGTCAACAACATCGACTTCACAACCCTCGGCCTGACCGTCGGCCAGTTCATCCACGTAGGTGGCCTGACGACCGCCAACCAGTTCTCGGCAGGCGCAGGCTACGGTCGCATCACGGCGATCGCCGCGGGCACCCTGACCCTGGACAAGCTGAGCGCAGGCCTGGCGACTGACACCGGGGCGGCCGAGACGGTCGACCTTTTGTTCGGCCGCTTCATCCGCAACGTGCCGGTCGACAACGGGGACTTCCTCGAGACGAGCTACCAGTTCGAGGCGAGCTACCCGAACCTCGGCACGGGCGGCGCGACGGAGTACGAGTACGCCCTGGGCAACTACTGCAACCAGGTGACGTTCAACCTCCCGCTCACGGACAAGGCCACCGTCTCCTTCGGGTTCATTGGCACTGACACCGAGACGCCGACAACGACCCGAAAGTCCGGTGCGGCCACGCCACGCACGCCGACGAAGACGGAGGCGCTGAACACCAGCTCCGACGTCGCTCGCCTGCGCGTGACCGAGGTGGACGAGACCGGCATCACGACCGACTTCAAGTCGTTCAGCATCACCTTCGCGAACAACGTCTCTCCGGAGAAGGTTATCGCACAGCTGGGCGCCAAGTACATGAACACGGGCAACTTCGACGTGTCGGTCGACGCACAGGTCCTCTTCACGAGCTCCGCGGTGGTCTCGGCCATCCGGAACAACACGACCGTCACCATGGACTTCATCCTGGACAACTCGGATGGTGCCATCGCGGTCGACGTGCCGAGCCTCACGCTCGGCGGAGGCGGCAAGGAGTTCCCGGTGAACGAGAGCGTCCTGCTGAACACGACCGGCCAGGCCTTCCGCGACGCGTCCCTTGGGACTTCCATCGGCGTCTCGCTGTTCGCCATCGTGCCGTAAGAGACGGCTCTAGAGCCCGGTGCCAGGTCTTCGTCGGGGAGGCCTGGCACCACATCCCCGACACCCCGATATTGGAGAAGACACAATGACACAATTCGCACACCTCAAGAAGCTGGACGTCTCTGGCACCCAGACCGCCGAGTTCCACATGCACGCCGTCGACGGCGAGCCGGTCCTCATCATGGCCCCCGCGATGGAGAGCAACAAGCCCTACTTCAACGCATCCCTCAAGAGCTCGCGCAAGAACATGCGCTCCATCCGGAACGGCAACGTCTCGGCTGGCATGCTGGACGAGACCCGCGAGACCGACCGCGAGCTGTACGCCGCGCACGTCGTCAAGGGCTGGAAGAACGTGACGGACGCCTCGGGCAAGCCAGTCCAGTTCACCCGTGAAGTCTGCGCCGAGTTCCTGGCCGCGCTGCCCAACTGGCTGTTCGACGAGGTCCGTGAGTTTGCCGGGACGCCCGCCAACTTCATCACCGACGACCAGGTGGACGCGGAGGCGGTGGCAAAAAACTCCAAGAGCGGCTGACCTTCGAGCTCCGCCTCGAGCGTGACGGGTTCACGGTCGAGGCGGCGCTAGAGAAGGGCAGACCGCTCCCCGACTGGTACATCAACGAGCCGATCGTACCACCCGCCGACGAGTTCTACCTGCGAGCCTTCTACGACCTGGTGACGGGTCGCAACCAAGACGGCAGGATACCATGGAGGGACATCGAGGACTACGCCGACCGCATCGGACTGGACCCCGAGATACCCTTCAAGGAGATAATCCGGGCGCTCGAGAGGGAGTTCGGCAGCTGGCAAGAAGAAGAGCGGGTCCGCAAGGCAAGGCAGCAAGAGCTCAGTCGCAGCGGTCCCGGAGGTAAGCAAAGGACACCGAAGTGACAGACTTCCGCATCAGGGTGGTTGTAGACCCCTCCGGCGCCACGCGCGGCACCCGCCAGGTCGAGGGACAACTCGACCGCCTCGGTCGGTCTGCCACTCGGGTCCAGCGCCTGATCGCCGGCGCCTTCGCCTTCACGGGCCTGGGCGTCGGCCTTGGTGCCACCATCCGCCTCCTCGCGAACTTCGAACAGCAGATGAGCACGGTCCGCGCCATCACTGGCGCCACCGAGGTGCAGTTCCGCGCCCTGCGCGCCGAAGCCCAACGGCTCGGCTCGACCACCCGGTTCTCCGCGTCTGAGGCTGCTGAGGGCATGCAGTTCCTCGCTCGTGCTGGCTTCAACACCGACCAGGTGCTCGCCTCCATAAACGGTACGCTGCTCCTGGCCCAGGCGGGAGCCCTCGATCTAGGCTCGGCGGCAGACATCGCATCCAACATCCTCACTGGCTTCCGGCTGAACGCCGCGGAGACCGGGCGCGTCGTCGACGTCCTGGCCCTCGCGTCGAACTCCGCCAACACGGACGTGCGCCAGCTCGGCGAGGCCATGAAGTTCGTGGCGCCCGTCGCGGCCGGTCTCGGCGTGTCACTGGAAGAAGCGGCCGCCGCAATCGGCGCCCTGTCCGACGCAGGCCTCCAGGGCTCGCTGGCAGGCACCGGCCTGCGTCGCGTCCTGGCCGAGCTCGAGAGCTCCAGCCCCGCCTCCAAGACCCGGGACATCCTGGCTGCCGTTGGTCTCACCGCCGACGAGGTCCGCGTCTCCCAGGTTGGTCTGACCACTGCCCTGACCCGTCTGCGCGACGCCGGGATCGACACAG